AGCGCCATGTCAGCGTCCAGAGATCCAGGAGGTGATGTGACCGGGCTTCACGTCGCGCTGGCTTGCGTCGGATGCGCGTGCCTGTCCGAGGTAGATGGCGACCATCTGCAGGCATCGCTGCCCCTGCCGTGCGCCCTCTTCACCCTTGACGACCGGGCCGGCAAGGAACGACGCGAGCTGCCACGACAATGCGATGGTGAACAGCGGGTCGAACTTGGTCGGGTCGCTCACCAGCGCCTGATAGCGCAGGAGCGCGGTTTCCTGGTTCGTGTAGATGATCTTGTTCCCGAGCGTGTCCGTCTCAATCACGTATTCCTGCGGCACGTACACGCCAGCGGTCGTGATGGGCGGGTTCGTCCATCCGAAACCGTAGCGGTCGGCGGGATACGCACGCACGGTGTAATCGTTTTCAGCCTCGGGCGGCAGCACGGCCACGGCGGTCATCATGTCGCCAGGGCATGCGTATGCGTATTTCCACATGGTGTACGGCATCGTCACCTGCGCGAGGCTGACGCGCCGCGATGCGAACGACCACGTATGCATCTGGAGAAGCATGTCACGTGCGACCGGGTAGAACCGGGCGCAGTGCTCTGCTTGTGCTGATCCCTCCGGCGGATCAATGCTTGCGACGGTGGCGTCGTCGCCGAGGTGCGCGAGCGCGAGGTTGCAGATCTCAACGACCGAAGCCATGTAAGCCTCCCGTAGGAAGGGAGGGGCGCCGTGGTTTCCCGCCGACGCCCCTCCCTGTTCACTAACTCGTTACAAGCTCACTCCGATGCTTCGGTCACAGTGTTTCGAGGCTTCCGCACCTTGCGAGCGTGCTGATCTTCCTCTGGCTTCTGCTCGGGAACATCCAGGTATTCCAGATTCCCGTTGAACGAACCGTTGTACTGGAAGACATCGCCTTCGTTGCGATAATGGTTGTCCACGAAACAGACGACTTTTGCTTTGACCTTTGCCATCGGAGTCTCCTATCAGATCACCGAGAAGCCGGAGGCGTAGAACTTGCGGCCGTCCTGGATGTCCATGACGACGTAAGCGCACACGCTGCCGGTGGTCGGGGTGGTTCCGACCGTGGTGTACCGAGCGCCGATGTACCGCTGTCCGGTAGACAGGAGCTGCGGATTGAAACGCACAGAGAACTGCGCGTTCGCCGTCAGGCTTGCCTGCAAGACAGGGCCAGACGAACCGATCACCTTCACGTCAGTTGAGAGAGCGGCGTTGGTCGCGCCGATGATCTCAAACGTCAGGGACGTGAGGTTGTTGTAGGCCGCGACAGTGACGAAGTTCATGAACAGATCAGAGCCTTCGCCAATGTCACGGGCGACCGAAAGGTCAATCGTGTCGGTCGAAAGAACGGGAGTACCGGAAACAGGAAGCGCCGCCTGTCCGGTAGCGACACCAGTCGCAGGGACGGTTCCAGACACAACGAGGAGATTATCAAGAATCATGGTGAGTTCCTTCTTTCTTGTTGATGGGAGCTATCAGCTCACCACGGCTTCGGTGTTGATGATCGCGTCAACCTTGCGGCACGGAACGCCCTGGAAAGTCAGCCAGCTGTACGGCGTGCCGAACTGCGAAAGACCGTCGTTGACCTTCAGGACTGCCTGGCTCTTATCGAGCGCAGCAATCGCAAGGCCGCTGTGGACGGTACGGTTCATGTAGAACGCGGCGCGACCCATTGCCATGTTCGGGATGCGATACAGAGCACGGCTCATCATCTTGATGATGGCAGTGGATACGCTCGCAGACTGGGTGTTGTCCTGACTCATCAGGTGGGTCGTGTTGATGTTGCAGACTCGCACGACGTAACGCCAGTCCTTCACGACCAGGCCGTTCTTCCACTGGTAACGGGTTGCATAAGCCTGGAGACGGTTGTTGCCGTCATACACGGTCTGCTCGCCGAGATCCTCGTGCATGAGGCCAGCGGTCGAACCCTTCGGGAACGGGCAGTAGACGGTGTTGTCACCCCAAACCACCAGATAGATCGAAGTGTTCGCGGTCGCATCAGAACCACCAGCAGACAGGATGTTCTGCGAGTTGTTCGGAGAACCGGCACCGATGTCAGAGTAACGCGGCGCGAGGCCGAGGAACTGCTTCGGATCGGTGGCGGGGTTGCCGTAGAACAGCGTGGTCGCCTGCGTCTGATTCATGGCCTCGAGGAAGGCCACGTCTTCGGACAGACGGAACTGAGCGGTGTTGCCGTTCAGCATGGCGAGATCCTTATCGACCTCGCTGCGAGCCTCGAGGATGCCGCAGGCTTCATCGACCTGGGCAGTCGTGCTCTTGCTGTTCGGAATGCCCTGGTTGAGGGCGCGCCAGTACACGGCCGGCAGGCCGGTGCGGATGACGACGCGGTCGCCCGTGGGGAGGTTGCCTTCCTTGAAGACGCAGTCCTCGAGGATCTCGTTGGTCTGGGACAGGAGTTCCGCGACGACCGGAACGCGGCCCTCGGGATCGGTGCGCTTCGCCCAATCGGCGAGCGTCAGGTTGTTAGCAGTAATAGTTGCCATTGCTTGTTCCCTTTCGTGGGTTTAGGTGCTGGAGGAGTACATGGCGTCGGCGAGGTCATTGAACGAGCGGGGTCCGGCCGGCTTGGCCTCGCCCTTGGTGCCCGTGACCATGCTGTCCTCGCTGATCGCCTTCCCGGCGCGGAACATGAACCGGATTACTTCCGGGTGGTTCCCGAGGCCGGACTCGTTGAGCAGGCTGCGGAGTTCGGTGGTGCCGAACGCATCGAGCGCCTTCTTCGCCACGGACAGGTTCTCCGACAGACGCTCGCCGCCAAACTCCTTGTCGGCCTTGCTGCTGTCGGACCATCCGTTGCGAACTGCCTCGATCTGCGCCGCCTGACGTTCAGCCAGCTTGGGGCCGACTGCGTCAAGGACGCGCTGCGCGGCTTCCTGCGACAGGTTCAGTTCCTTCGCCACCTTCGAGTATTCAGCAATGACCTCGGAGTCGAATGATTGACCCTCCGGTGCCTTGAACTCGTAGATTTCCGGCGCGGTCGGCTTGGCGTCGGCGGGTGCCTCGGCGGCCTTGGCGTCGTTGGCTTCAGGAACCTTGCCGGCAGCGGCCGCATCTGCGGCTTGCTGGCCCTGGGTCGTGGTCGCCTTCTGCTCGCCACCGTACAGCTTCTCGGCCGTCGCCGAAAGGCTTGCGGTAGCACTAGATGCGGGAGCGGCTGTAGTGTTGGTTTCAGCCGTTTCCATCATCGTTGGTTCGTTCATCGTGTGCCTGTTCCTTCATCATTGCCGGATACTGGTCCGGGCAAAGCGCGTGGACCATGCCGAGCATCCGTAACCCGTAGTTCCTGCCACCTTCCGCGAATGCCATCGACATCGCGTTGGTGTTGAAGGAACTGCGGAACACGCCCGCCTGGTCCAGCAGCCGCCACACAATGCGTCGGCCGCGCTTGCTAGACATGAGCCACTTCACGTCGGCCTCCTCGTTCTGTCGGTCAAGGCGATCACGAAGCTCTTTGTTGGCTCGGTCACGCTCTTGGCCCCGCAGGTCGAGGGGGTCGTAGTTGCTCACGGCGGGACTGTATCCCTGTGGCTAATGCTTACGGGTACTGTTAGACCTCAACACCAGAGGGCGAGCCGTACCCCGAGAACATGTTCATCACGTCGGTCAGCGCGTTCTGCTGCCCGGTCGGTGCCTGCGCCATGTTCTTGACGCTCTGCGAGGTCTGCTGCATCGCAGCAGCCTGTTCCTTCGCAGCCATCGCCTGATTGCGGGCATCGCGCAGGACCGCGACTTCCTTGTCGGCGATGATGAGCGACGGGTCCACGCCGAGCATGTCGGCGTATACGTCGGCCCACTGGTCCTGGTCGAACTTGTCCAGGATGTCCGGCTTCATGCGGGCGATAGCACCGAGGTTGCCGACGAAACGGTCCACGGCATTGGTGCCGATGGCGCGCTGCGCCTGCGCCAGCATGGACACGAACTCGACGTTCAGGTCCATTCCCTGCAATTCCTGCGGTGCGGGCGGCAGTGCGCCGGCAGCAACCATGCGCGTGAACGTGATATCCACGAGCGGTGACAGCAGCTCGTTGTGCAGGCGCTCGAGGACAGGCCCGAGCATGAGGAGCTTCTCCTCGTGGCGCTCGGCGACCTCGGTGGCCGTCATGCGGGTGTTCGGGGTGTTGGCAAGCATCAGGAACAGGTCCGCGTAGAACGAACCACGCACGCGCTCGCGGCAGTCCATGATGTCATTCAGCAGATACTGAAGGTTCAGGTTCACCTCGAACGCGGTCTTGATCCCGTTGGACTGGCCGTCGTAGTACGACACGCCGCCTGGGAGCGTTTCCACGTCGCGGTTCTTCATGGACGCTGGCACCTGGAGAGGCGGCTTCGTCTGGTAGTCGATGGCCTGCGCCTTGCGGAGTTGCTCGTGCTGGAGCTGCTTGATGTCTCCGAGCGCCTCCATGCCGGGGCTATTGCCGTAAATGTCGCCACCGATCACGGACCAACGCGGGCAGAGCGCCGGGAAATACTGGAACCCGCTCTCGCGCAGGAACACGCCGTCCTCGCCGCCGACCTCAAAGTAATACGAACCCCACGGCATGTTCTTGGCGTCGCGCTTGCCCATGTCGCGGTCTGCACGCGGTTCGATGCAGTGGATCACGGGCACCCACTGGTCGAGGTTCCCGGTGCGGTACATGTTCTGCACCGACACGCTGCACTTCTCGAGGCCGAACTCCTTGACCACCTGCGAAACGGTCATCTCAAACTCTCGGTACAGCGTGCAGACGCGGCCCTTCGCGTCGGTCGAAATGCAGTATTCGCCGCAGGTCAGCGGATAGTGGTGGATGACGCTTTGGTAGTCGGGAAGCAGGATGGTGGCTGCGGTGCCGAACGTGCCGAGTTCCTCGTACATCTGGTGCAACGCGTTGTAGGTGTTCGACTTCTGGAACACGCGCTGCATGCGCTTCGTCACGTCATCGAGCCACAGCTTGACAGGCTCGTACGAGTTGAGTTCCGGGTCCGGCGTGGCGAGGCGGAACCACTGGCGTGCCGGCGATGTTGCACCTGACATCATGCCGGCGCCAAGGACGCGCAGTGCGCGGGTGCCCGTGGAGTCGTAGATGTTGTTGTGACGGCGGTATCCGCGGTCGCGGTCCTGGCGGAAGTAGCGTCCGTTGCGCGGCAGGATGTAGGACGTGAGTTCCTGCCAGTGCGCGAACCACGACGCACGCTCGCTCTTGAGCTGACCCCACCGGGTGAACAGTCGATCCCGCGTGGGAGCGCCAGGATACGACGAGTTGTCTCCGGTGTACTCGCTCATTTAGCCTCCGAGGAGCGACGAGCGCCCAAGCTGAAGTTCCTGGGGATTTACGCCCGTCGGACCTGCCAGCATGGTGCTTGCCGGACCACCAGCAGCACCGGATTGGGCGGCGCCCATAATCCCGGAAACATCTGGTTCTGCACGATTAGCGGCGGCCATTGCCTGCTGGCTACGGCGCTGCTCCGTACGGGCCTTGGCGGCGGCAGCATCTTGTGCCTTTTTCTGCTGCCGAGCCGCATAGTCCTGCGCCTGACTTGAACTGACTGCGCTGTAAGCGGTTGCGCCTGCGCCAGCGGCTGCGCCTGCTGCCAATGCCCACGCTGCAAGTACCGATGCTTCTACGACTCCCATTTCAAATCTCCTTCATGACAACAATGTCGGCGGGCGTGTAGCCACGCCGTGTGAACGCGTTTGCAAGATCGGTGCCGGCTCGAGTGTGCCACAGCACGCGGGTTGCCCCGCGCTTTGCGGCTTCTTTCTCAGCGGCGATGATGAGTCTGCCAGCGGTAATACCGCGATAATCAGGGCGCACAAACAACGCGTCATTCGCTGCGACCTTGATGGCAGGGTTGTGCATGTGATTCGTCACGGTCATCGTGCAGTACCCAACTATCTCGTCGCCATCGAATGCCGCAAGAACGAACATCAGGCCAAGGTCAACAACGGCCTGATATGTTTCCACGGACGGCTTGAACTCAAAGCCAAATCCGGTTTCGTCCCAATTCTGACGCATGAGCTCGGTGATCGCGGGCATGACATCCGCGGGTTCAACAAGCGCAATGCGACTCATTGTGGAAATCCTGACGGACATGACTGTAGACCTCCGTCTAACGGTTACGGGTACTCACCTGTTCATACGGGTCGTAGTCAGTCGGCCGCGTGTCGATGCGCTCGCGCACCTCGCGTGGCAGCATCTTGGCGACCGGGTACGCGAACGTCAGGCACAGCGCGTCGGCCATGTCCGGGCTTCCGCCGCCCTGGAGACGCTTCTTGATTTCGTCCTTCGACTCGAGCACGCGCTTGCCGGCAGCGTCGTACCAGTAGATCGGCGTGCTGATTTCCTGCTTGAGCGTGATGTCGTTCGGGATCGAGCCGCCAGCCTGTATCCATTCGCGTATGGCCCACCACATCTCGGTGCGCTTGTTGATGAACAGGTTGGCGTAGGTTGCCTTGCCGCCGAACGCGACCTCGGTCACGTCGTATCCGAGCTGCCGCAGGCGGTCGATCACGCCCGCGCCGGCCCCGGCGTCGATGAACACGGCGTCCGGGTCGCGGTCCTCGATGACGTTGGCAACGGCTGCCGCCAGCGCCATGTTGTCGATGCCGTGGTGAACGATGGGCTTCTCCATGCGCAGCCCCTGGCGCAGGACAATCACGCTGCGGTCGTCACCGAATCTGGCCGGGTCAACGCCGACGATGAGCGGCTGGTCGATGATGTCGCCGTCCTGGTACTCGCGCTGCGACGCGTTCTCGGCATCGGAGAGGCTGATGAGCTGGTCGTCACCTGCCGCGCTGAAGTCGCACAGATACTCGCGTGCGAACGCCGCCTCGGGCATGTCGCGCTCCAGGCGCTTCACTTCGTCGGGCGCGAGCGCGTCGGTGTCGTACACCGTGTACTTCGCCGCATACCAGTCCTCGAGGGAACCGCTTGCTGCTCGGTAGTACAGCTCGCTGAACATGTTGATTCCGGCGGGCGTGCCGATGAACAGCGCCCAGCCGCGGCGGTCGGAGAGCGCCGGCTGGATGATGGCCTCCCACACTTCGGGCTTGATCTGCGCCACCTCGTCAATGACGCAACCGTCGAGGCGCACGCCACGCAGGGCGTCGGGGTTGTCGCCACCGAACAGGCGGATCGTGGCTTTGTTGTGCTTGAACGTGACGGCGAGGTCGGCCTCGTTCACGTCCACGGTCCCGGTGCGGATGAACGGGTCAATCCTCTGCTTCAATCGCGCCCAGGCGATGGCCTTGGCCTGTTTCAAGAATGGCGCGACATACACGAAGAACCCGAGATCCGACGTGCACTTGACTGCCCGGTGGAGCAGCTCCATGAGCGCGAGTTCGGTCTTGCCGGCGCGTCGGTGCAGGGCGAGGACGGTGAACCGACGGCGCTCGAGGTGGCACCGCCGCTGCCATTCACGCGGGTCGTAGCCGAGGCGGATGGTCTTACGCATCGGGGACGCCCGTGATGACGTTCAGGCTGATGCCACCGCCATGCTCGAGCTGCTGCCTATCGCCGTACTTCTTGGGGTTCCACTTGGCGAGGAGCTTCAGGCGGGTCTCAACCTGGAGCCTGCGCCACGCAACCTCGGTCTGGTCAAGGGGCTGCGTATCGGCAAGGGTCACGCACTGGTCGGCGATCACGTCGTGGCCGTCCTCGCGTGCGCGTGCGATGCGTGCCACAAAGTCTTCATCCTTGTCCATCCAGTGGTACACGGTGCGCCACTCCGGGTTCCCTGGCTGCCTGCACCATTCGCGCAGAGGCTTGCCGTTTGACAACCACGCGACGAGGGCGTCGGCGTGGTGTTCCGGGACGGCCTCAGGCGGCCGGCCTATCTTTCGCTTGACGAGGGCGTTTCCAGTCGGCTGGGAGACAGGCGCGACGCTGGTATCGGCAGATCTTGCTGACGGTGGTCCAGCGGAGTCCGAGGTGCTTGGCGATACGACGATATCCCCAGCGGTGTTCTTCGTGGAGTTCGCGGATCTCTTGGACGATGGCCTCTGGGATCGTGGCATTGTGGTGTGTTTCCCCCACGCGGCGGCCGTTCTCGCCGTAGGCCGCGAGCTTTCTCACTTGCGCTTCTTTGCCTTTGCCTTCACGTCTGCGCGGTTGAACTTCTTGGCGACCGACATGGGGACTCCCACCTTCTTTGCGAAGCTTTGGGAGTGGGCGGCTGCTTGCATCAGGCGGCGCTGCGCCGGCGACTTGCTTGGCATTACGTGGCTTCCTTGGCGGTAAGGGTGATCCGTAGTCCTGCTGCATCGGCAAGGGTGATAGCGGAATCGAAGGTGGCGGTGCGCTTCCCGATGACGGGCGCGGTGGACAGCAAGCACATCACGGTATGCGCTCGGAGCTTGCCCTGCTGCTCGAGGTCGCGTGCGACCTGGCTACGGGTTCGGCCCTGTGCGACGACAGCCGTGGTAACGGCTGCCTTGAAATCGTCATACGAACTAATATCCATTTCCCAAAGTATATCAGGGTTTGCACAGGGGCTCGCCGAAATCTTCGGAGGTTGCCGCCCAGATGAGACGCGGCGTGCCTGGGCCGAGTTCGTTGGTTTCGATGTTGTCGGTGACGAACGTGCGTGCTTCGCCGATGGACATTTCGTGTTCGTCACGCAGGCGTGCCGCGATCATGTCTGCGGAATATACGGCGACGGGTATTCCTGACCGTTCGGTGGACTTGGGGTACATGACCCCGAGGAGACAATCGTCCATGTTGGCGAGCAGAATGGGGTTTCGTCGCCGTCGCATGTCGGCAGTTTACCGTGCCGTGCTACGTTCTCTGCGGGTTCTTGCGGCAGTATTCGATGGCGACCGCCAGCACGCGGGGCGTGTCGGGGCTGATGCCGAGGCGCTCCTTCGCTGCATCAATCTCCGCAGCGGTTGCGGTCTTCAGCACTTCCTTCGCCCAGGCGTCCCAATCGGCGTACTCCGCCGGCGACGGGCCTTGCAAGGAGGTCGCATCGCGCCGAGTCTGCACGACTTCACCACGCGCAAGGACATCGGCCTGCGGCACAATCGCGCAGTACGCCTTGTGAATCGCAGCAATGTCCGGCTTCGTGTCGCGCTCGAGGCGGTGCTGGCGGATGCAATCGCGCAGCTTGTCCTGGTGCAGCGACCCCCACCGCTCATTCAAGAGCCGCGACAATTCAGGCTCGAGCATCCACTTCGGCCACAGTTCCCCCATCAGATTCCGATTGTCCATCCATGTGATCGTTTGCATACGCGAGAGTATACAGACAGGCATTCCCGGCTGCTAGCGTGGGGAATCAAGTTCAGAAGAGAACGATGCGGATGTATCCGCAAGGAAGTGAATCCGATCCAGACTGATATCAGTTCACATGGTGAGCGCGAGGGAAGCATGACCCCCGAAGGGGGCCACGTTCAACCAGCCCACGCGGAGCCGCGCATCGGTCGAAGCCACGAATTTCACCATTTCGCTGGAGGATTGCCAGCCGCTACCTTCGTGGGGGAGCGCACCTTTCGGTGGCGCAGGGTAGGGTCAAACCCCTGCGACTACATCCATGCTCCCCTACCGCGCCGGGAACGTGTTGCGGCATTGTTGACCCTGAGGCCAGGTACGGTACAATGCAACCGCGCAGGAATTCGACGCCCGCATGATAGCACCTCGGTGCCAACATGCAAGCGCATGAAACGGCGTGGGTTTCGACTCACGCCGATTTCATTTGACAGGGGGATACTTCCCTGTATCATTCGCTCGTCGGGCGTTCGTTTTTGCGATGGTCTGCGAGTGCAGCCCATGCCCGACAATTTAACCCCCGGAAGCTCGCCGCGTTGATCGCAAGATCCGCGGCGAGTTTGTTTGACAACTACACAAAAAGCAATATGATTCTCGCAACAAACACCCGTCAGCCGTTGACGGTTCATAGTCGGGCAACCGACAAACCTGCCGCAAGGAATGGCGGACGCCGAAAGGCGAGTGAACAGGTCAAGGTTCACCATGCAGCCCCTTACGCGGGGCTGTGTTGTTTCCGGCACCGGAAATTGCCGCGTACATGGAATCGACACATGCATGAGACAGCAGCGCGTGCTTTCAGCGTCGCGCCCTGTCCCGGCGGAAGGTTGTTGCTACCCCAATGCTGGCCTGCCGACGGTCGTACCTCGCGGCCTTGTGCGCCGGCGCATGTGGGTGGTTGGCCTCCGACAGCCGCAGACCCACGTCTCCGCGATTGAAGTATATCATTGCGCATATGCCTCGCCACGCAAATCTGCCGTTTCACCTGTACGTGCACGTCTGCAACACGGCGCTCGGCCCCAGCATGCCCGCTGGCACGACACGCGGGATCTGGCACGCCATCTACGCCAGGCCCGGTCAAATCATCACGGGACACGTGCTGCTCGAGACGGGCGCAGAATGGGCTGGCGTCCCGCTCCACAAGCTCGCAGCTCGAGCGGAGGCATTCGAGCGCAAGGCGCTCCCTGGCTTCTGCGAACCGCACGACCTCCAGCCGTGGGGAGCAATGGGCGACCACGCCGAGGTTGTCCACATGGAGTATCTCGAGGGACTGGCGATGATGGGCGTCAGCCCGGAACGCGGGTTCTGCGGCCGGCACACCGGGATCGTGATCGACTGGGCGGATGGGTTCAGCAGGTACCCCCAGGAGCACAAGCCACTCAACCTCATTGAGCGGTCGGACGGCAGGTTCCTGCTGTTCCCCAACAACTACTGCCGATTCATGGATTTCCATTTCACGTCGCACAAGCGCGACGCTGACCTCGCCAAGTACCGACGCGGCGAGGACGTGTACTGGCTTGATTAATGATCGCGTGTACACGTCTCAATAACGTGTACGCAACTTCCACTTTCTTGAACCTTACTGCTCGCGCCTGTAGCCCAAACGCCACAGCAGCCGTGCGATGTCGGTCGCCGTATCTGCTATGGCTTGCTCGTCAAGCTCAGGACGGATGCAGTGGAGGGCTTCATGGATGGTGGTATCCAATCTGTCCTTCTCAGACGGCCAAGTTGCCACGCGAATAATGCGACCATCGACGTGGCCTGGGTCCTGCATGTCACCGTAGTCCCGCATATTCGGGACAAATCGCAGCGTCCAATACTTGCCGCCGAGTCGGACGCGCATGGTGGCCTCACTTGAATCCGCGCTTCATCGCCTTGTATGCCGAGGGGCTGACGGTGGACTTCGACTTCGGTCGGCTGGTGCCAGCCGCACGCCGTGCGTTGATGTTTGCGTACAGGCCGCGCTTTGCTGTCTTCTTTGCCATGATGTTTATCCTCTCGAGTTCTTGCCGCTGCACTTCCACTTCGCACGCGAAAGCCGCAGCGGGCTGTTCGGATCGCGTGCCGCCGCAGGGTGCGCCTTCATTTGCGCGAAGCTGCGGGCACAGTAGGCGTCGCCCTTTGCGGTTCCCGGCTTGATGCGGTCGCCGCCGCTCTTGGCCTTGCCGGCCTGACCGTAGGACACCTTGCGGGTGCGCCCGGTTTCGGCGTTGCGGACGACCTTGACGAATCTCTTGCCCTTGGCTGGCGTTGGCATGAATCTGTTTTCCTAAACGGCTATTGTGCGTCCATGATGTCCCACGCCATGCGCGGGTGTCCTCGGGAACGACCGCCGTGCGGATCGTCCTCCGTCTCCCATCGTATGAAGAGTCTCACCCACTTCGCACGCAGGCTCGTCGGCCCCGGACCCTTCTCCACGATCCAGCCGCCCGAGCCGTCGCCCCAGTCGGCCTTGTACGTTCCGCACCGGATGAAGTCGCAGTGCCTGTTCCTGATCTCGTAGACGCCGTTGCGCGTCTCGAGGTACTCCCGTGCGATCCCGACGATGTTCGAGTGGTGGTTGTGGCCGACCGCGATGCAGTCCACGCCCTCGAGCCACGAGAGCATTCGCCGGCTGTCTAGTACGCCCATCGACATCGGCGCGCCGCCGCCGCTGCCGTGGTGGTATCGCATCGTCCAGGTGAGGTTCGTGTTGTTGACTGCCACGCGCACCTTCATCCAGCCGCCGTAGCCGCCTGCGCCGATCTGCGACCGCGGGTTCAGGCTCTTGATGGCGCGGACAAGATGCGTGGTCGGGCAGACCTCATGGTGCTTAAGCCAGGCACTGTTCCCTGTCACGTACGCGATTCCGTCTCGACGCACAAAGAAATTCCCGGAATGCGTAGTCAGGCAATAGACCAATCCTTCGTGCTGTGTGCGTGTAAACGATTTTTGCTTCACCGTCATCACCGGGCGGCGTGTCACGTTCAGGCGGTAATAGCCGCTTTCGCCTCTCGGTTGCCAAGACAACGATGCACGGAATCCATGCGTCACGCAAGCAGCCTGGAGTTGCGACAACATGTCGTGCGTCCCGTATATGACCCTTGCCCATGATCCTTCACGCGGAGGGCGGCGAGATCCATCTCCATCGATGTATGACTCGAGGAAGATGGCGAACTGCTCATCCGTGCAGTCATGCACCCAAGCCGGAATCGACTTGTCGTGACCACCGACAAGTTCGGCGAGCCAAGATGTTCTTGAGATTCTGAAAGCATGCTGCGGCAGGGCGGTCTTGATGATGATTCCGTCGCACCGTCCTGGCCGGACTTTTTCGTCCCATTCAATTCCAAGGCGTTCGAGTATGTCCCGGATTTGCTGAATGCCCTTCGGCTTCGACTGATATACGTAAACGGAACAGGTGTCGTTCCTGATATGTCCGTCCGTCAGAACCCAGGCAGCCAGCCGGATTTGGTCATCGGACCACTTGCATCCTTTTGCGGCAGACCGCGCCATCGCCGGCACGTGAACGACTGACATTTGCTCGGCGTCCTCGGCCAGCACGTAGCCAAGCCTGGCATTCCTGCCATCCCCGAACGCCCGGCCCCACTTGAAGTAGGCCATGCGGTGGTTTGGCGTCACCCGCATTGACATGCCGCGTTGCCGTGCCTCGACCATCTCGCCCGAATACTCGTAACGATGCACCTTGATTGGTTTGGACCACGTGGTGGTCAGCTCGTGCGGGTGCATCGAAGCGACCTCGTCCTCAAGCGTCACTTGGTCGATGGGAACCCACCCACGTCTGGTCAGGACTTCCGATGACTCGTCCAGGCACTCATGGTTGCCTTGGCCCAGGAACGCCCAGTTCTGCGCGTAGGGCGCGTACCGCTCGGCCACCTCGTCGATGACGGCATCGAAGTACGCGCTGGCAGCGTGGCTCGAGCGGAGTTGTGACTTGCACTGCCGCCTGTCGCTGACGCCCTGCATCAGGTCGAGGCAGTCGCCCAAATCGCAGATGATCGCGTTTCGCTTGACCGCCTCACGCAGGTGTTTCTCCTCAAGCGCCCTGTCGCACTTCTTGTTGTCCGTGTGCGCGTCGGAGCGTAGGAGAATCCATTGCTCCCACTCGCGAAACGAAGTCCCGGTGCAGTCCACGATGTGGATGTTCTTCCCGTGATGCGTCACCGTCCAGGGAACGGTCAACGCGCTAATCCGTGGTTTGGCTTTAGAGGCCATGCTGCCGCACCATAGCGGCCGATGCCAGTATTTCACGTTGCAAGAAAAAATTGTCAGAATTTCTTACGGCTTCCCTCTTGACTGCCGATATACGCATGGATACAACACGCGGGCGGGTTGCGGCACGTTGCCAAAACACGCACGTCATCGAGGAGAGAACGATGAAGATTCGAGATACCGTTACGAACCTGCTTGAGCGCAATGACCTTCGCAAGCGTCACAACGACGTGCTTCTTGCATGCGCGATGGAGCTGGGCGATTCGTTCAGCATGGAAGTCGTCAGCGCACACAAGCGCCTGGGCGAAACGTCCGTGGACAGCGAACATGAATTCGACGCCGCCGTCATCGACATGGACATCGCCGAGCGGCGATTCCTTGCCGTCCACGCAAATACGGAGGTCGCACTGTGAGAGTCAGCCAAACACAGTACGTGAACCGCATCATGTGGATGGTGGAGACGCTTCACCGCCGGCCCATGACGCGCAACGAACTTGCGATGAAATGGGAGGTGACCCCTCGGGCGGTGAGTTATCTCATCGATACCGCACGCGACGCATTCGGCGTTCGCATTGAGCACACCCAGCACATTGGCTACGAGCTGCGGGACCCCGGCGTGTTCAGCCTGAGTGCGCTCCGGCGCAGGGAGGAGGAACGATGACCCTGTTTGACCCCATTGAGGCCGAGCGCCGCAAAGCCGTTGGCAAGGCGCTCGCCGCCGACCGCCGCAGCGAACTGCTTACGGCAGCACGTGGCTTTGCCGCGTTCATTGCATCCAACGGCAGCACCGTCACGAGCGACGATGTCGCAAGTCTCATGGCTTTCAGCGGCTTGGACTACACCGAACTCGGCAATGCAGCTGGCAGCGTGTTCGACGAGAAATTCGTGTGGACTGGCACGGTCGTTCCGTCGCGCCGGCCAGCGTCGCATGGTCGCCTGATTCGCGTCTGGAGGCTCAAGTGAACTACCGCGAAATGACCGTGGACGTTACGTCAGACTACTTCCCCGGCAATGACGACATGCATGAATACCTTGGCAACAACCTAGTGGAAGCGGTTGTATCTGCCAAGTGGGAGGAAGACACGCGAGAATACTTCCATCCGCATGGCAGCACTACAAGCACGTTCCAGCGTCTGATTTCGTGGGAACTGGTGGCAATCAAGTTGAACGGCACAATGCTCGTTAGCAGCAATACGCCGGCAGACTTTCCGGTTGCGGCGATTGTTGACCTTGCCGCAAGCGATGCGTTCCGCACCGAACTTGAGCGAGGCACACGATGAGATACCTATCCGTGTGCAGCGGCATTGAAGCGGCCACCGTTGCGTGGCATGGCCTGGGATGGACCCCGGTCGGATTCAGCGAGATCGAACCATTCCCAAGCGCGGTACTCGCGCACCACTATCCCAACGTTCCCAATTTCGGAGACATGACGAAGCATGAGCAATGGACCCTTCAACCCGGATCAATTGACCTTCTCGTGGCTGGAACCCCATGCCAGTCATTTAGTGTTGCGGGACTCCGGCAAGGACTCAAAGATCCACGCGGAAACCTCATGCTTACCTACCTTGCAATCGCTGCACGTCTACGGCCTCAATGGGTTGTGTGGGAAAACGTCCCCGGTGTCCTGTCCAGCAACGGAGGACGGGATTTTGGTTCCTTCCTCGGGGCGCTGGGGGAACTGGGGTATGGGTGGGCCTACCGGGTCTTGGACGCTCAATGGTGCAGAACACACGGGCATCCCCGCGCCGTCCCGCAGCGCCGGCGACGTGTCTTCGTTGTCGGATGTCTTGGAGACTGGACCCGTGCCGCCCAGGTTCTCTTTGAGCGCGAAAGCGTGCAGCGGGATTCTTCGCCGCGCCGAACGCCGGGGCAAGGCGCTTCCGCCGATGCTGAAGGCGGCGCTCGAGGCGGTTGTTGGTGGGACGGCACCGACTGCGCTGGAACATTGACGAAACAGAACGCGGGTGGCGCACAGCGAATGCCCGACAAGGACAATTTCGGTGCGATCATTCAACCCACCACCGTTCGTTCTAGTTCTATTGGCGCGTTTGTGCAGGACGATGTTGGTGGAACCATGCGGGCGAATGGTGGCGACTATCACGGCGGAAGCGAATCGCTTGTGATGTGGCCCGCTGAAGTCGCGGCGCACGCGGCGGTAGTCAATATGCAAGGCAGCAAGTCGAACGCTTGCGTGTCCACCGATGGAACATCGTTCACGCTGAATGCGATGCACGGGCATGATGTTTATGCGGTGGCGGTGGCTCACGCCTCCTACAGCACGGGCGGAACGCACGGCGTAAATCAACATCCTGAAGTGTCGCCTGCCGTCAAGGTCGGCAGCGGACTAGGCATCCCATCGCCGCCGGCGGTGGCCCATTCGCTCCGCGCAGATGGCTTCGACGCAAGCGAGGACGGCACCGGGCGCGGGACGCCGCTTGTGCCCCAGGCAATGACCGTGCGCCGATTAACAGCCAGAGAATGCGAAAGACTCCAGGCATTTCCGGATGACTACACGCTCATCCCGTGGCGCAAGAAGCAAGCCGAGGACTGCCCGGATGGGCCGCGCTACAAGGCGCTCGGAAACAGCATGGCCGTGAATTGCATGGCTTGGATCGGAGAGAGAATTGCTGCACTGGAGAACAACCGATGAACGTTGACCATGCCATCCACCTGCTGAACAAGCGCGCCGACGAGCGCCTCGCTGCCGCCGCGAAGACGCCGCCTGGTCAACGCGAGTTCGTCAAATACTGCCGCACCGAAGCGCGGTTCTTCGACGCCATCGCGGAGTGCATCGAGCAGCTTCAGAAGGAAGTGATTGAAGAACGCAAGAAGCGCGAGCTAACGAAAGAGGGAGCGGAGCGCGCCCCCCGACCCATGCCAGCCATCTTGAAAGGAATGCGATGACATCCGAAATCGTGAACCGACTGAGGAAGAACAGCGAGTGTCTCGCGCCGTCGATCATGCTCGAGGCGGCAGACACCATCGAACGACTCACCGCCGAGCGCGATGAGGCGAGGCAGATGTATTGCAAAATGACCTCGCGTGATAACGTTGAATCAGCACGATACATCGCTGATCGGCACGGCTGGGACTGCTTCAAGGAGGACGGCAAGTGAAGGACAAGCAAGTCAGCAACAAGCAGGACATCGTTCCCGAACTGCGATCATGGGGCAATGCCGGCGCAGACTTTGTGATGCACCGTGCCGCCGATGAGATTGAGCGTCTGCGCGAGGAAGTGCGCCGGCTGCGGGCCGTGATGCCAACGCACATCAGTCGCATCCTCTACGAAGGCGAGGGGTGAGATGCAACCGGGGAAAGGGGAATACGACGAGGACGTGGTGGACCGCGTGCGAAACAGCGGGACAAACGATCCGCTCACCATCGAATTGATGCAGGAAGTCGTGTACCTGCGGACTGAACTTTCCAAAGCGATGCGCCAGGTCAATGCCTACGTGCTGCGCGAAACAAACCACAGGAGACGCGATTGATTACCTTCACCGTACCGGGCGAGGCTGCCCCCCAGGGATCGAAGCGTGCCGTGCGCTCGAGGAGCGGACGCATCCTGCTGCTCGAGTCCTCGGCCAAGGTCAAGCCGTACCGCGCCGTGTTCGCGCTGGCGGCGCGGCAGGCGTGGACGGAACCGCCGGCGACAGGCGTCGTGGCCGTCGAACTGCTGTTCAGTTTCGTGCGCCCCGCCAGCCACTACACCTCGAAGGGCATCCTCAAGGCCACGGCACCAATATCACCCCGCCGGCCCGATCTAGACAAAGCGTGCAGAGCTGCCCTGGACGCCATGACTGGGGTCGTTTACGTTGACGATTCACAGGTCGCCATCCTGTCGGCGTGCAAGGAGTACGGGGAACGCGCCGAAACAATCGTGAAAGTATGGGCTTGACACGGCCTCTACCCTCCCGTATAGTGTGCATGTCGTGATCGGGCGCGTGCCCGGTGCGACGAGTCACGAGAGGAGAACACGATGACTGCATTGGCACGACTTGATGATGAGAAGCGCGAGCTGCTCGCCCGCACCCTTTGCTCGGGCGCGAGCCGCGACGAAATGGAACTGTTCTTTAGCGTGTGCGACCGCACCGGGCTGGACCCGTTCGCCCGTCAGATTTACGCCGTGAAGCGTTGGGATAGCCGCGCTGGCCGCGAGGTCATGCAGACCCAGGTCAGCATCGACGGCTTCCGCCTGGTTGCCCAGCGCAGCGGGGAATACGCAGGGCAGACTTCAGTTGCATTCTGCGGGACGGACGGGCAGTGGACCGACGTGTGGCTCCACGACGAGCCGCCCGCCGCCGCCCGCGTCGGCGTCTACCGCAAGGGGTTTGTCGAGGCGGTCACCGCCGTCGCCCTGTTCCGCGAGTACGCCCAGCGCAAGAAGGACGGCAGCCTCTCGGGCATGTGGCCGAAGATGCCGTCCGTGATGATCGCCAAGTGCGCCGAGGCGCTCGCCCTCCGCAAGGCGTTCCCAGCCGAACTGTCGGGCCTGTATACCGCCGAGGAGATGGGGCAGCAGGACAATCCCCCTGCTGCGCCGCCCATCGTGGTCCAGGCGCTGCCGGCACCCGTGGAGGCCGCTACGTTGCCCCAGGACGCGCCAGCCGTCGCCGACGCCCCGAAGCCCGTCCGCAAGCGCAAGGCCGCGCAGGAGGCGACTGCGCCCGCCCCTGTGGCGTCGGCGGCACCCGCCGCTCCCGCGCCCGCGGATTCGTACCCCGATGAGTACGAGGGGCTGTTCCTGATCCGCCACGTGGTGCGCCGTCCCGGCAAGCCCGTTGCCGTGCAGGCCGCCGGCGAGCACGGCACCGCTTGGATTGCCGCCACCGTCCCCGAGTACGCGGACCTGTGCGAGCAGGCCATCGACAGCGAGCTGCGCCTCGACATCGCACGGGTCGGGAACTCGCTCACCATCATGCGCGTGATCCGCACCGCAGCCGCATCCGCACCTGTCCCCGTCGCCACCGACGCCGACGAACTGCCCTTCTGAACATACGAGGAGATACACCATGAACCTGTACGCCATTCAAACCGAAATCGCCACCCTGATCGAGGCCATCCTTGACGGGGCTGGCGACACCGTCGAAGCGCAGGCGGCGCTTGACGAGCACCTCGCCGGCCTCGCCGGGGTGCTCGAGTCCAAGGCCGATGACTACGCGGCCCTGATCCAGCACCTGCGGAGCCGTGCCGACGCACGCGCCGAGGAGGCCAAGCGACTGCGCGACCTCGCTGCTGCCGACGACGCTCTCGCCGAGCGCCTGAAGCAGCGCCTGAAGGAAGCGATGGAGGCCACCGGGAAGGGCAAGATTGAGACTGCCCGGTTCCGGCTGTCGGTCCAGGCCAACGGCGGCGCGCAGCCGCTCGAGGTCACCGTGCCGCCCGAGCAGCTTCCTACGCAGTACCAGGCCGTGCGCGTCGAGGCCGACAAGGCCGCGCTGCGCGAGGCGCTGGCAGCGGGCGCTACGATCCCCGGCGTGGCACTCCTGCCACGCGGCACAAGCCTGCGAATCCGCTAACCCTGCCATCCTCTCCTCCCCCCGCCTGCGGCCCCACGACGGAGCCAAGGGCGGGGGTTTTCATTTGGAACAGCGGGCGCAGCCCGTAGGCCACGCCCGCTCGCAGTGCCGTAGGCGCGAACGCCACAGGGCTGGTCAGTGGAGCTTGTGCCCGAACTTCTTGTGCAGCCAAGCGCCGGCAAGGATGCCGATCACGGCCACGAGAGCGATGAACCAGGTCGTACCCAAAAAGTCGGCGAGAATCATGTCTGTTTCTTTCTGCGCCCCTTGGCGCGTTTGAACGCCGCGTCAAACTCCGGGTCCGCCCGGAGCAGCGTGACGAGTTCCCTGTCCCCCTCGGGACGGGATTCATCAAGTGTATCGACTGCAAGCTCGGCGGCAGCCACCTTTCGGCGAGGCAACCACCCTATGGCAATGCGGACGGCCGTGCCAATGCCAGACTGCCACACAAGGAACGCGATGCCAGCGACCGCCACCGCGATGCCCCACCACTGGAGGGTGGATAGCCATGCCGGCGTGACCGCCTGTACGGACGGGATGTCGCCGTGGATGGCGGCAGCGGCCGCGTCGATGCGGGTCGCGCCCTGCACAACCACCTGGTCGCCAGTGGCGTTCCCGTGGTCGATGAGCGCGCCGGCCTCGTTGCGGATCGCCGTCGCGTTCGCGGAGATGCGAGCAACCGGGTTGCAGGCAGCGAGCGCAAGGATGAGCAGTACAGCGATCCTCAAATGAACACCCGGTATGGGACGCCTGGCGTCGGCGTGAACGTCGGCAGAGCCTCCACCTGGGCTTCAGTCAGCTCAATGGTGGCGCGGATGTTCGCGTGGTAGCGGGGGTCGCCAGGGCGGACGATGATCCCTTCCTCGTCCACCTGCGCTGGGATCGGCCCGATGCGGTCAAGGGTGATCCCCGTCACAGGCAGCACTATGACATCGCCATCAACGTCGGTGCGTTCCTCGGCTAGCCCTGCGGCGATAAGCGCATCGTCTAGATCGGACTCTGTGTTTGAACGGAGTAGGTAGTCCATGTCAGGGGTTCGCCGTGATTGCGTTCATCTGCGCCATTGTCAATGCGGTTGGATAGAACTTGACCGAGCGAATAGCAATGCTTGGATACGCGGTCGCCGCGCTGCTGTTGTCGCTGTTCAAAGCAAACGCGGTGGCGATTGAGACACCGGAAACGGCAGAACTGGTCGGCGTTATCGTTGCTTGTGCGCCGTTGATGCTCATGGCCGTGCTGGTTGTCGTTCCATCGAACGAGTAGGAGGTAGCCGCTTTCGCGCTTGCGAAGGATGTACGGGAGCCGGCCAAGTTGGAACCAAGTGCGGTCGTTCCGTTCGTCTGGTAATACGACGCCAGCAGAGTTCCACTTCCCCAGCGAAGCCTCTGCGCGTAGTTCGCTCCATTGTTGAAACCAATCGAACCTGCAAAGTTTGCGTTCTCCGTATTGTTGCTGAAGTGCGCGAAAAGCGTGCCGCCGTTTGCGTTGTAGTTCAGAGCGGTGATGTTGCTCATCGTGCAGACATCAACCGCCCTGTTCCCCGTGCTTGCCCCGGTCGGGATGTACGAGGATGCGCCGTTTCCTGCTTCCACCTGGAATCCGTAGCAGTAGATCCCATCCGCCGCGTTTCCTGTTCCTGTGTACTGCGCCCCGAACCCGTTGAGCGTTGCACCGGAGGATGGCACTCCTACAAATGTCCAACCATATGAAGTGCTAGCCGTGACATTCACGACCATTTCGCATCGCCACCAGTTGTTTGGAAATGGAGTCGCCTTTGCGCTGACGTAGCCAGCGCCGAAATTGTTGTCGGTTGCGCCAGTTGAAAGGTTAAATCGAACTGCAGCACGGCCACTATTACCATCCGAAAGAAACAGATGCGTGTACGTTCTAGCCTTTGCCCAAATCGACACCGTGATTTGAGTGTTAGTCCCTGCGGTAATAGTTCGATAGAAACCGTGGTATGTGCCACCCGCTGTGGCATAGATCTGTATGGCAGAATTTGCTGTTCCGGTTGGGTCGGTTTCGCTTCCAGCCGCCACGGTTGCCATGCCAGAATTGCTGTAACCAGTAAGGCTGCTAGATTGAAGCATGTAATTGTCCGCGCTTCCCTCAATCAGCAGCCCGCGAGGCGTGGGTGGCGTAGTGGTGGAATTGTAGTCGAAGCGGGGGGATGCGTTGCCGACAATCCATGATGTGAAACTTCCGCTCCCGCTCGTGGAGGTTGCGTTGATCGTCAGCACTTGCGTAGCCGCGCTGTAAGCCGTCACCGCTCCACTCATGTTGTTTGCACCATTGGCAATGTAGACGGTCTGCCCAATCTCGTATCGACGGCTTTGTCCTGCGGTAGCCGTGAGCGTGACCGACTTCGATCCGGTTCCGATGGCAAGCGACGAACTCGTTGCGAAGTCAACGCCATACACGAATCCGTCGTTTCCAACATAAGTTCCGCCGCTGGCTCTGCTAAAAGTCAGGCGCGGGTCAAGGACACCCGTGGTGAAGTCAAGCGACAGCGTGGAACCATCGCCAAGGTTGTTCAGCATGAACAACCGCTCGGTCTGCGAACGGGCGTTTGGACGGTGGAACCGACCTAGGAGGCTTCGCATCGCTGGCTCCGATCAGATGAAGGCGTAGAAGCAACCCATCGTGCCGGTCGATGACTCAACCTGGATCGTGATGTACTGCATGCCGATGGTATCGATGACCACGCCGGCGGGCGGCGTGCCAGCAGCAGCTGCCGTGCCAGGGCTGTAGATATTCACGGTCGGGACGCCCGCGCCAACCGTGACGGCATGGAAGAAATACTGCGTCGTGCTGTTCACCGACAGGCTCGGGATGCTGCCGGACGTGGCGTTGTATGAGCAGGCGCAGTCGGCGAGCAGCGTCGGGATGTACACCGGGGTGCCGCTCGTCTGCGTGTACGTGGACCAGCCGATCACGCGGAAACCGGGAGTCGTTGCGTTGTTCGCGCTGTGGAACGGAATCAGGCGCAGCAGGCTCGGCTTGTCGCCCAGGTTCGTTGGAACCAAGAACGTCTGTCCGGTCGTGGACGGGATCGTGGCAGTCGGGACGGAGGTGTCGTAGGTACCGCTGCTGGCGGTGACGAGACCAGTCGTCAGGTAGTTCGGCTTGTCAGTAGCAACAACGATGTCGGTAGGCATGTGGTTCCTTAGGTGAATGCGCGGATGAGGTAGTTGGATACAAGGCTCATGCTCGCGCCGATGGCGGCTGCGGTTCCAAGCATGTAGCCACGTGAATGCTCGAGCGAGCGAATGCGCGAGTCATGCTCCTTGAGCTGATCCTGCTGGTGGCTCTGCATGGCGAGCAGGGAATCGACCTTGCCTTCCAGGCGGCCGATGGCGAGGAACAGTTCTTCGGTGTGGGTGGAGGTCATGCCGCGTCTCGCTCGAGTGGTTCGTTCCCGGCAGCGAGCCATGCCTGGTACGTCTCGTCCGTGATCGGAATCAACGGCCAGACATTGTCCACATCGACAACGTGTTCGGGATCATGCTTGCGGTACATGGTTGGCATATCAAACTCCGAGAGTAATGTTTGCCGGGGTAGAACCAAACGCGCACACCGAAATCGTCTGCGTCGTGGCAAATTCGTTGTAGATGCGAAGTTCGTGGTTGTTCGCCGTCTTTGTTACGCTGACTCGGTTTGCCGTGCCAGTTGCATTCGTAAACGTAGATGATGGATTGGAAACAAGAGAAACGGTCGCACTCTTGTAGTCAGCAAACACCATACATGCGTCGCCGGTTGCCAAAGAAATCAGAACAGACTTTGCAGAACTCATAGTAAATCGAACCGATTCGCCTGCCGGAACGGTAAATCCGCTGAATCCGGCATCAGTCGCACCAGCGCATGCGATGCCGTAGGTTGTCACCCCGGTGGGGAAACGGAATCCAGTTGCGTTGCCTGTATTGGCAATGACCGATCCAGTTGCAGTCAACGACCCGTTGATGGTGGATGTTCCATTGAGCGCGCACCCATTCTCGGTGATGAGCGTATACGCCACCGCTGGATCAATGGTCAAGGAGTTGGTTTGCGAACCGACTAGCAACGAGAAGACCGCTTGCGGCCCGAGTTCAAGCTGCCCAATCGTTCCCATGACTACTGGGGATTGAACATACGAATGCGTTGCCGAAGTTTCGGTTCCGATCTTGTACCCGAATACCGACTGGAAATCGCAATTTGAGAACATCGGACGTTCAGTTTGCGCTCCGACTCCACCGCTCTTCAGCCCGCCATCAATCTTGACACCGCAGCAGTTGGTGCGGCCGACATTGGATTCGGTGTTGCTGACATACAGGTGTTCAACGGCATACGCCTCAATGGCAGCAGTTGCCGGCGTAAACAGCGTGCAGTTGTCAATCCACAGCCCGCGGATGCCGATGGGAGCGGCGCGTACTTCTGAACCGTCAAGGTAGATGCACGACTTCCACCAAATGTAGTCTGCTGGCGATGCGGACCCTGTGGCGTCTGCGCTGCAATGAATGTTGCGAATCCAAATGAGACCAGGACCAAAAGTGTCACCTGCGTCAGCAGCGATGCTGATCGCGCTGCCATTGCCGGTATCGTCAACGCCATCCCACGCTTGATTCTGGAACGTGAAGTTCTCAATGAACGTGAAGTTGTTGGTGTTACCCTTGAACGAGAACACGCCACGCTTTGTACCCTCAGCGCCGGCATATGTTCCGGTCCCAGTTTCGATGTACTTCTTGTAGATTCGTGCGAAGTTCCCGGACAGGCAAACGCCGCCAGTAATCTCTGGCGGGCGCGTCAGGAAGTAATACGTCTCGCTACCGACGAACTCGAGCACGCCACCGCCAGCAGCTGCAACCGCATCGATTGCGGCCGCAAAGGTCGGAGTGAAATCCTTGGTGACATCGTTGGTCGTCCAATTTCCCTGGACGTAGTCCATGATGTTGAACGTGTCACGGAGCTTGGTGAGGACAGTGCGCGCTGATGCTCCGGTGCCAAACTGACGGAATCCAACGAGTCCCGCGCCTGCGTTTGCAAACGTATCAACCGCCAAATCAGTTCGCAGCGCGGTATCCGTTCCGCTACCTGCCGATGGAATCGGCACCCCGTTCACATCGAAAGCCAAGTATTTGCTGGCACGGACCGCCGCCGTCGGCAGCTCCATGTTGAGGTTGCCGTCCGAAATCGGACCCTTTAGGCTGCGGCCCACGTCCTCAGACATCTGCTGGATCTGGATCGTGGCCCGATCCAGCGAGTCCGTGATGACCTCGGGGTAGAACCCGCCCTGGTTCGTCAGGTCGGTCGGCTGAAGGTTGGCGATGTCCGACGTGATCGTGACCGTGCTCGTCGCCGAGGCAGCCACCGTCAGATTCACCGTGCCGCCAGGGTTCGTGTTCTGGTTGCCGTTCAACGCGACCGTATAGTCGCTGCCAAGAACAAGCGACGTTTCAACGCCCGTTGAAGTGTTGAGGCGCACGACATTGAGGTCGGCGGCCGCAAACACCTTGAAAGTGTAGGGGAGTGCCGTGCCGCTCAAGAACGGGCCGGCGATGCGTGTAGTGCTGCTAATCGTCATCTCTGGTGTTCCTCGGCGTATCGGAGGCTACGGATCATGGGTACGGTTACGGGTACGGTAATCAACGCTGCACGCCAGTCAGCGGCGCGAGCACGGCGGTAGGTCCAGTGACTTCACCCTCCACCAACGCCTCAATGCCGTCGATGGTGCGGTTGACCTGGGCGCTCGGCAAGCCCGTGAACGCGCCGAGCGTGTTGATGGCCGCTCTGCGGAAGGCGCGGTCGAACTCGAGCTGGCCCGCCTGCGTGGCAAGCCCGTAGACCTCGCCGACGGCCCGCAGGCCAGCAGGACCACCGTAGCCCATGCGAGCGCCCTCGGCGCCCGTTACAAGCTGCGCGGCCCCACCAAACTCACGGACGATGACCATCGTGCCCATGAGGTAGGACAGTTCCTCGGCGGCAAGCTTGCGGGCAAGCGCCTCAGGATCAAGTTCGTCCTCGCCGGCGTCGGGCTGGATTACGCTCTTGATGGCGTAGCCGAGCACGACCGGGACCACCAGCAGCATGGCGTAGTCGGCGGCCAGCTTGCCCTTGCTGCGGGCCGTCATCGTCTGCACGGCGGTCATGTTGTAGACGGTATTCATGTACGAATAGAACACCGTGAACAGCTTCATGGCTGGCCCGCCGCGCTCCACAGCCGCCAAGTCCGAGACAAGGCCGCTGCCCTGCGAGTCGCGCACCGCCTGGTCCGCGAGCGCCACAGCCCTGGCATCGTCCTTCCCGGCGTCGAGCGCCTTCTGGTACGCGCCGAGCCAGGTCGGGATATCCACCGACCGCTGCATGTTCATCATCAGGAAGTAGGTGCCGGCCGTCACCCGACGCGCCACCTCTGTCTGTCCGCGTACACGGTTCTTGATCTCGTTGATCTCGCGGAACTGCGTGCGGCCGCGCTCAGCCATGAACGAACTCTTCTCGGCGACCATCTTGGACGACTCAAACGGACTCGTCGAGAACTGCACGATGCCCTGCCCAACGTACTTGGCACCGATTCGGACGATGCTTTGGTTGAAGCCAGTGACCTGCATGGCAGCACTCACCACGTTGAACCCGAGGCCCGACGCGCTGATGCCCTGCCGGAGCCAGGACAGGACCGACTCGCCGGCAACCTGCTGGCCACGCGCCCCGGTCGCGTTGTCCTTCGACCAGTCGCGCAGTTGCTTCAGGAACTCCGGCCCACGCGTCTCGCGGACGGCGTTGGCAAACTGCGTGTCCCGCAGCAGACGGTTCGTGGAGATAAGCCACTCGTGCCACGACAGATCGTGGATCACGTCGTTCACCCCGCTGAACGCGGCGTCGAGCGTGTACAGGATCGGCCTGTCACGGACTTCCTTGGCACGTGCCTTGACGAACGACCGCCGAGTAGTGGCTGCCGTATAAGCGCCCTGTAGTTCGCGCTTGGCGTCCTCGGCCGCGTCCACGGTCGCCACCCGGTCGGATGCCACCGGGTCGTACTTGACCGGGTAGTAGCCGCCCTGGAGAACGACCTCCTTGCCGTCCGACGTGCGGACGGTGAACGGCACGGGCGTCACCCAGGTCGGCTCCTTGCCATACAGCCGGCGCTCCTTGGCGGCGATCTCCGGGCGGTATCCGTCAATGAAGTCCCACACCTGCTGCACGGCCATCCATTCGGCCTCGGTCAGACTCTCGAGGACGGGCTGCAGCTTCTCCATCGTCCAACCTTCGCCGTCGAGGAGACGCTGGCGGTTGCCGTCGTTGCCGAGATTCAAGGCAATGGAAATCCGCGCCTCGCGGTTCAGGCTGCGACCGATGGACGGGAAGAACATCCCCTTACCACCCATGTTGCCGAGCGCGAACACGGGCTTCAGGATCTCTGCGAGCTTCAGGGACGCCTCGGCCCGCATGCGGGTCTCCATGTCGGAGGCGTCGTTCGCCGTGCGGATGATGGTGTTCCAGAGCGGTCCGTCCTCCTTGCCGCCGTCAAGGATGCGGGCGATGGACGCTGCCTTCAGGTGCTGAGCAGCGAACCCGCGCAGGAACGCCGCCGTGCGGCCGATCCCGGTCAGGGGCGTGCGAGGGTCGATCTGGAGTTCGCGCACCTTGCCGACCGCACGAATGCGGGTAACGATCTCGTCGCGCACTTCCTCAAACGCAGCACGCTCCTCGGCCAAACGCATCTTCTGCTCGTTCTTGCCGATGTGCTCGATCTGACGGACGGCGTCCACCAGGTCGCGGAACTCGCTGACCTTCAGTTCCTTGTAGTTGACGCGGCGTGCCTCGTCGGTGATCTCCTCGGCGATGTCCGGCACAACGCCGGCAGCCTCGAGGTCGGCGAGGTACTTCGCCATCGTGCGGCGCTCGTCGAGACGCTTCAGGCTGACCTGAGCCACCTCGAACCGCTCAAGCAGGCCGGCAATCTGGTCAGCAGCGGCAGCGCCCATGCGCTTGACGTTGCTGTCGCGCAGCACGCCGCGCAGGTACTTGACCTGCTTGTCCACGTATTCCTTGACCCGCAGCGCCTCGGCGGCGAGCTGATTCTGGTAGAGCTGTGCACGCTTGGCGCGGATCAGCGCCTGCTGGCGGTCAGCACCGTATCGCTGCACCAGTTCTTCCACTGGCTCAGTGATTCCGTAGGTGCGCTGGATGCGATCTGCGTCGCGTGCAGCCCTGGACTCGGCAGCAACAAATTCACCCGGGCGCACTTCGCGGACGGTCATGTCCGAGATCATGTCGGCGGCAATTTGCTTGGCTGCCTCGAGCATGACGCGCACTGGTTGCGTCGCCTTGGCAATGTGCCGCAGCTCCACGGCCACGAACCGAGCGCGGGCCTCGTTGTGAAGCGCCTTCTGCACTTCGGCCTCGAGCGCAGCGGGAGTGTTCATTTCACCGAACCGCCGCAGCATCTCGGCATCCGTGCGCTCAGCAACTGCTTCCTTCATGGGCTTGGCGGCGAGCAGGGCGCGGACCATCTCGTCGCCGCTGCCGTAGCCAAACGTCTCGGCCACCACGTCCGGGTCCAGCCCATCCTTCCCAAGCATCCCATACTTGCCAGTTCCGAGCGGGGTGATGTCCGGGCGCACGTTCGCTGGCACGGCCATCCCCGTGGCGCGGATCGGCTCGACGCTTTCGGCCGACGGCATGCCGGCGTACATGGCGCGAACCTTCTCGATGTCCAGGCGGTGCGTGCCTTCAACCTCCACCTCGGCCCCGTCCGTGTCCACGAACCGACCGTAGCGCAGGTAGGTCATGGCCCGGTACACAGGTTCCACCTTGACGGTAGCGGCCACCTCGGCGGTGACTTCCTTGCGCTTGGCTTCGTGCTTCTTCTGAAGGTCGCGCAGGATGCGTGCGCGTGCGTTCCCGAGCCACTGAAGCTGCCGCATGCTGGCGGTGTTCAGGTCGGTGACGGCAGCATCCGTAGCCTCCTGCTGCATAGCCTGGTACGCGGCCCATTCAGCGTCTCCCATGCCGCTCTCGGCCTGCGTCTGGAACAAACCCTTCATGCCACTGATGGCTTCCTGCCGCTTGATTTGCTCCTCGGACGCGAGCATGCGGTCGAACACAGAGCGGACTTCGGGCGTCAGGATCGGGAGATCGGTGCCGAACTCGCGGCGGTAGATCGCGTTCAGATCGTCACGAATTGACTTGTACACGCGACGCATCCACGCGGCGAGACGGTCGAACACGCCGCGCAGCTCCACGCTCGGAGCCTTGCCTTCGTACAGGTAGATCTCGAAGTTGTAGGTGACCTTCTCCTCGAGCGGCCTGCGCTGGTCGATGGTCATCGTCTCGTAGTTGTCCAGGCGCTCCTGGGGAGTGGCCCCTTTCACGCCCATGAACACGAACAACGTATCGAGGTCATCCATCACACGCGCCGGCGGGGTGGTGCCACGCGCCATGCGTAGGTACTCGGCGACGCGGAGGTGGATTAGCTCGTGCGCGAGCGTCGATACGTCGCCGCCCTTGCCGACGAGGACGTTCAGAGTTCGCGGGTCGAATCCGCCGCGGGCTGGGCCGGCGGCCGCCTGAAAGAACACACCCTTGCCACCGCGTTCAAGCAAGTCAACAAACTTGCGAACGTCAGCAGTCCTAGTTTGCTCGCTGCCGTATTCCACAAACGGAATGTTGTTGCGCTCAAGAATGCTTCGGGTTTCCGCGCTTGCGTTGCTCGGAATGACGGCACCCTTGAACTCGCCAAGTCCGACAGCACGCTGCGGCTTGGCTTCAAAATACGGAACTGGAGCGGTGTAAAGCGCACTGGCAGCTTCAATTGCCTGATCAATCAATTCCGGCGGCATCTTGGAAACATCAAATCCCTCACGGCGAAGCGCATCGCGCATGGCCTTTTCGCTCTTGCGCTTTCGATTTCCGTACCTGGCAATTGCTCGCATAGAGCCATCAAGCGCAGCCCAAGTGTCGATTTGGCCGCGCCAATTAAACAAGGTGCTGTAATCGGCCATCGCATTCCGATACGCCTCAAGCAAAACGGCAGACTTCTTGCTTTCTTCAGCGTATTTTTCCGGGTCAACAATTGCCGTGCTAGCGGCTTCTCTCATCTGCTCAAGGTCAACAAATTCTTCTGACGCCGCTGCTCGTGCCGCACCTGCTCCAAAAGTCATTCCCTTTTCTTCACCCTTGACCTTGGCCGATGTCATCGCATCAACGATGTTTCCAAGCGTATACGGCTTCTTCAGTTTGCCATCACGAATGAAAGGGGCGCCGAACTGTTCTCTGATCGTGCTATCAACCCATGTCTTGAATTCTGCCTGGTACGGCTGAATTGCGGTTTCTAGCGCGTCCCTGGTTTTCGAATAAGACACCTTGTTTCTGTCAGTCTGCTGCATGTCACGTTGCAACCGCGACATGGTTCCCGGCCCGAATTCGGTAGCGTACTTTTCCACCCGACCAGCAGGCATCTCGTCTGCAATCGGCGCATACTTTGCGCGAATCGCGTTGGCATAAGCTTCTTGAAGAGCCGCGTACTCCGGCGAAGCTTCCATATCGTCGTAAGACTGATTTTGATTTACCGCGTTGTAAACCGGACGCAACGCATCAATTTCATTCCAATCCAAACCGGACAGCGTGCTTGGCACGCGCATCCTTGGTTCAATTTCAATGCCCTTGTCGCGCAAGAACAAAGCCATCGCTGCCGACGAGCTCATCCAATAGTTTGAAATCTTGCTGGCATCTGGATTGTTGACCATTCCATCGAACGTGACATCAACAATGGAACTATCGTCGTATTTCTTGGATACTTCTCGCAATCGCTGCACAAACTTGTCGGCCTTTGCGACCGGAACTTTGGGCCATTCTGGCTGCGGGAAACGAGCCGAATAAGCGTCAGCTTCAAATACCCTGGAAGTAGAAGGGTCAGCCATTTCACGCGATCCAATTAGCGTGATCTCGCCGAACCCTTCAACACCACCGGCCTGTTCAGTAACAACGCCAATAGACGGCACCGCAAGGCCACCCATGCGTTCTGCAAACGCGAGATTGTCGGCGGACAGATTGTGGACCGCCATCAAACGCGGGGCAGCAGCCGCCTGCTCAAACAGCTTCGGGCTAGTAATGTCAAAGCGGCGCGACAGCGGGACGATGTTGCCCTGCTCGTCGTAGGTGACTGGGTCGGCGAGTTTTGCCTGCTCCTTTGCTGGGACAACATAGACCGTGCTGCGAGTCTTGTCATCAACTGAAACGCTGTCCATCACGTTGTTGATGATGATGCCGTCGTAGCCAGACTCAAACGCAAGTCGTGCGGCTTCTTCAACCGATACCGCGCCATCAGGCAGCTGGCCAAACACCGTACGCTGGTACTCGCGCCCAGGAAATGGGATGTTGTTGTTTCTCGCACCGCTGGCATCAATGACGAGCGGGTTCTGCATTCGCAGCCGCGTGCGATACACGGCAGCGTTATTGCTTGGACTCAACCACGGGTTTCGGAAGTACGTGTAACCCTGTGCAACGGATGGCTTATTAGTGAAGAACAAGCCACTCGGCGACTCGTTGAATTCCGTGAATCCGCCCTCTGGCGTTCCGTGGAAAGCCTCAACCGTGTATCCCTGCGCACTTGCCGCTTCGTCCACCATGCGCTGCGCCGCTTCCATGTCGCCGCGCTCGACCGCCGCGAGGTAGTCGGCGTCAAGCGTGGCGGCCTGGTCAAGCAGCTTCGGGCTGGTGATGTCGAAGCGGCGCGACAGCGGGACGATGTTGCCTTGCTCGTCGCGGGTTACGGCGTCTTGTCCGGGTTGACCAGACGCCTCGTCCACCATGCGCTGCGCCGCTTCCATGTCGCCGCGCTCGACCGCCGCGAGGTAGTCAGCGTCAAGCTTGGCGGCCTGGTTGAGTGGTGCGCTAACTTCTCGAACTGCGGTTTCCGGGTTGAACGCGACCACTTGCAGATGCGACCGATCTTGGCCTTGCAGTGTCGCGTTCACGCCCTTCACGATGATGCCGTCGTATCCAGCATTGCGAATCCGCTGTAGTTCATCGTTCGTCAACTTCAGAACAAAGTTTTTGTCAGCCTCACTAAAGACGAACGGGTTTTGGAGCGTTACCTCAAACTGTTTTGGAGTTCCATAAATCTCTGCAATGTCACGATCTCGAGCGCCGTACCAACCGTTTCCAAGCGTTGTGTCGCGGGCCATTCGTTCGCGTGCAAAATCAGTCAGTTGTGCCGCCGTGGTTCCACCTGGTGAACGCCAAGTAGTCACGGTAATTGGTTGTCCGGTCGTTGCCTTGTGCCACGCACGACGATATTGAGGAGTTGCGACACCGCTAGCGTCAACCGTTGCCGCCTGCTCAAGCGTCCCCCCCGCCTCTTGTGCTGCTGACGTTTCCCATGGCACAACCTTTGCCTCCAGCTTCGCACGCATTTCTGCTTTACGCTGGGCTTCTTTTTCTTCGTGCCGCTTCAGATCGGCTTCGGTTGCATAGGTAGCAATGACCTGTCCCCTTGACGCGACCTGCCCATTACGACGAATAATCGGACGGATGGTCTGTTTGATCGTGTCCGGTTCTGGGTTTCGCTTGTCAACTTCCTCCCAAGAAACCACCTCAACTTCAACCCATCCGTCTACGTACTTTTCACCAATGGGGTTGTGGATTTCGATGCCGCGCTGTTGCATGAACGCATCAAGCTTGGCAAGCATTCCTTCAACTGCACCAAGCGTATTGGCATCCATATCTTGGCGATGATTGTCAAGACGATTACGTAGCCGCCACGCCTGATGAGCAATTTCCACTTCGTCGTTGGCGTTGATTGCGTCGTTTATGCGGCGCACGGAATCCTTGATTGCAGCCCCTGCCTTAGCAATGGGATTGGACTTTTCAAGCTTGTCGCTTGCCACCCTTGCGTTGTGTTCCTTAGCGCGTGCGGATAGTTCGCCAAGAGCGGTTTGGAGTGGATTGGTTTCGGTGTCAGTAAGCGGAGCAACGGCCTGTGATGGAGCAACTGGTACAGCCATACCTTCGCCGCGCACCTGCAATGGCACGCCGCGCTCGCGCTGGTACTGCGCCGGCGTCATCCCGGCCTCGGCCGCGTCCACGACCACCATCGCCTGGCGCAGTTTGGCAATCGTCCGCGCCTCGATGTCGGTGAACTGGCCGACCGCACGGACCTGCTCAAACGCCTCGTCCTCGACCTGCTGCGCCTCGGCGACGAACGCCGCGTCGGCTTCCTGCTTCGCTGCAAGGATCGTGCGCGCCTCCTCCACAACTGCCTGCCGCTCAGCCGCAAACGCCTGCGCCTCGGTCGCGCTCATGGCGTCCGGCGACAAGCGCATGTGCGGCAGCAGCGCGTTCCCGAGTTCCGTGTTGGCGAGCCGAGCGCCAAACTGCGAGGTCGGGATGGTCACGTCGCCGCCTGTCTCCACAGCCTGTTCCAGACGTTCGCGGATGCCAGGGAGGAGTTCCTCGAGCTGCGCCGTCGTGGTGCCGCTCTGCGCGAGCACGTCACGGGCGGTGGCTGCGTCTATGTAGATCGTCTCTGCAGGCGTGTCCTGGGCCTGTGCGGCGAGGAAACGCTCGTATCCCTGCGGGTTGCGCTGGGCAAGTTTGCTTTCCTTGCGATTCTCGGCAAGGCCGTTGAAGAAGTCCTGCTGCCGCTGCGTGGCGCTGGCGCGGCGCAGGTTCACTACGAGATTCGCGCCTGGGCCGATACCGCCGAGCAGGGCAGACGCCATGCCGCCGTAGGCGAACGCCTCAATGACGCGGCCCGTGGCATCGCGCAGGCTCGTCTCGCTGTCGATCCCATCAGCCGCCTTGGCGATCTCCTCGGACGCGATGCCAACGATTTCCTGCAATCCTTCTTCAGCCGCTTCGCCGCCGACCTGTAGGCCATATGCCTTGCCGGCAGCGATGAGCGCCGAACGCATGGTCGGCTGCGCGATGGCCTTGGAAACCTCCTCGCGGATCACCTTGGACGCGAGCGCCTTGAACGGAGCGGACGCGATCTTCATGCCGACCACTTCGATCAGGCCGTTCAGGAAACCGCCGGCGACAGCAGCCGGGATAGCCGCGTCATCGGACACCCCTTCCTCGCGCATGTCGAGGTACAGGTTTCCGGCCTCCATCGTCCCCGTACCAGCCATAACACCTGCCGACGCGCCAAGTGCGCCACCAGCCACGGTGCCCGCCGGACCTGCCAAGCTGCCGAGAGCAGCGCCGCCAACGGTCGCCGTGCCGATAGTGCGGAGTTGGCTGACGTTCTGCGCGATCATCTCTGCCGCTGAACCAACCAATCCCTGCTGGCCGAGCGCCTGCATGCGCTGCGTAAGTTCTTTGGCACGGTCGAAATCGCCAGGTTCAGCAAACCCAGCCATCGCCTTCGCACCGATATCGCCGCGCTCGGACACAATTGCCCCGCGCTCGTAACCCGCGCCAACCACACGGAACAATCCGCCCTGGGTCTGAAGCATCGCGGCCTCGAGCACCAGCGGTCGAAGCATGGACAGGACGCCGACATCGTCGCTCGCCTGCGCGGCAAACTCACGGTCGGCGATGTATCTAGCAAGGACTGGGTCTTTCCGCAGGAGATCCATTCGCTCCGTGTCCTGGACCATCGCTTGCCGGCGCATTTCCGCCATGTTCCGCAGCGCGATGTCCTGCCCCACGCCGAACCGCTTGCCGAGAACGTCAGCCTGCGCCGCCTCGTCGGGGTTCACCTCGGATGCAGCCATGAGCGAGGACGCCATGTCCTGGTTCCGCTGCGCCGCAATGTCCTGCACGGCGCGATCAATGTCCATGTCCACAGGTTCCGGCGCTGGCATCGGAACGCCAGACATGCCGGCCACCGCCTTCTCAATGGCGTCGAAACCGGGGTCCGTGGGATTCTGGGAGGGCGCGAAACGCGCCATCTGCTGGTTGATATCGGGTTCGATCATTGAGGCTTGCCTGCGCGGAGCCAAGCCTCCGCAATGTTGCGGATGTCAGTCGGGAGTCCAGAACGCTCGAGTGCGGTGCGGATCTGCGTCATGCGTGCCGGCGGGATATCGCGGAGCATGATGTCCTGCTTGTCCACGGTCACATATGCCTGTGCGAGTTCACCAGGTGCCATCGACGCAAACGGAACTTCGGGATCACGACCCCATCGGCTGACGAACACCTTGTCGAGAACGGTGCGGTCAATGATGCGCTGCTTCTCGTCGCGTGAGAGCTGGCGGCCGATGCGCTCCTGCTCGGCGTTGATGAGCGTCTTCACGTTGTCGCGCATGTAAAGCGACTGTGCTGCTGCTGCTTCATCACCACGCGGCGGATTGGCAATCTTGTTGAATCCGTTCCGAAGCAGCGTGGACTCGAGCTGATCTGCGTCGATGGTCGCGGCGACGATGCGGTCAGGCTTGGTGCGCTCCGACATCAGCTTGACGAAAGTCGAATGCGTCATCTTGTTGCGGTTACGCTCAAGCCAGTCGCCCTCGGCGACAAGCGCCGGGTTGCGTGCAACCTGCTCCATCACCGTCATCTCGTCCTGCTGCCGCTGGCCTGCCATGTACTTGGCTCGGTCAACGGGCCGGAGCCGGCCGAACTGGTCTGCCGGCATATCGGCGATGCTGTTCCCAGGAACGGCGAGGAACTGCTCCGTGTTGTCGATCAGCGTGCGGTATTCCTGCTCAATCAGGGCATCGTCCTGCGCGAACTGCGTCCGCAATTCGGACTGGACAAACTTGCGAGTCTGATCATCCGCAATCTGATCGGTCAGAACCAACGCTTCGCGCAAGGTCGTCGGCGGTTCGACCGGGCCGTCTTTCTGCTGCCAGTAGGTGTCCGGGTCGCTCTTGGACATCAGAAGCCCCGTGTCCTTGATGCTCGATGCCAGTTCGCCAACCACCGACCGCTGACGGTTTGCATCAACGGAATCCGCGAGCGCCTGGCGAGTCTTGCCGTCGAGGCTATCCACGGTCGCGGAGTCGGACAGGAACTCGCTGGCACCCGCGTAGTTCTTCTCGGCCATCAGACCATTTACGATCCCGACCGCCATCCGGTCGTATACCTTCTGCTCGAGCTGCTTCATCTGCGCCGAGTCCGGCGCGTAGCCCATGAGTTGGCCGGCCTTGCGGATCTCATCGACGGCGGTATCGGCGTTGGCTGCGTACTGAATCAGACCGACTGGGCGACCCTCTGCATCCTTCAGACCGCGCTGCGAGTACGCCTGGATGGCGTAGTCGGCGCTCAATTCGGCGCGGGCCGTGGCCTCGTTCGTCTGGTAGACGCGAAGCTGCTGCACACGGTGCTGGCCCATGCGGCTCTGGAAGATGCCCATGTTGCGCGCAAGGATCGGGGAGAGCATCCGACGCTGCACGTCGTTGTCGAGCATGCCCATTGCCGACTGCCCCGCCTGGGAGAGTTCGGCCTGCATGGTGTCGTAGTTCACCTCGGCATCCTTGCCGATCATGGACGAATACTTATCGGCCACCGCCTGCATGCCCCTGCCAGCCGCTACGTCGGCTTCCTTGGTCTTCGCCTCGTCGATACCGTCTTGGATCGCCGAGCCGAGCCGGAACGCCGCCATGCCCGTCTGCGTGAGCTGCTGACCAAACCGTGCGGCCTGCGGCGCTGCCAAGTTCTCAACGGGAGCGATGCCGGGGGCGGCGAAGTCGCCAATGTCGCCGGCCCCCTGCGGGGCGACCTGCGGGATGAAGCTGGTGGGTACGGTCGGCATGGGTCAGATCCTCTGCGTGGAGACGCCCTCGAGCAACTCCTCGATGCGGCGGTTGCGCGCCCAAGTGGTGGCAATGTCGGTCGCACTGCCAAGCAGGCTCGTGCCGGCGGCGAGGCCCGGATAGATCGTGTTGGCGGTGGACTGGAGGTTCTGCGCGGAAATGTCGGCCATCGTGGCACCGACTCCGATGTTGAAGGCCCGCAACCTTGCGGCCTCCTGCTCGCGCACCGTGGACGCGTTGATGTTCAGGCGGTCGATTTCCTTGACGAGGTCCATGCTGCCGATGATTTCTTTGGCGCTGCCAACGCCCAAGACGGCACCGCGTGAAGCAAGTGCTGCCTGCGCGCTCGCACGCGCCTGCCCAGCACGCATGGAATACTGCCCGAACCGAGCCGCACCCTCGCGGCCAATCTGCACTGCCGTGAACTCAGCGGCACGCTGGTTGATCCGCCCCATCTCGGCAGCGAACCGTTGGTTCTGGGCCTGCATCTTGAGCTGGTTCTGCTGGCTCTGTGCCGCGTAGAACGCGCCAATGGCGCCAGTGATCGAACCAAAGACCCCCGCGACGGGGCCAGCAACCGTCATTGTCTGAGCAAATTGCGAGGCGAATGACGGGGCCATTGTTCCCGCTCCAATGGCGTAAGACTGCCCGGTCAGCAGCGTCGGCCCGGTCGGGCTAGTGGAGAATGGAACTTGTACGACTGCCATGTCAGCCTCCGATGCTCACTTCAAGGGTCAATCCGACGATGGTGAGAGGAAGTGGGTCAGACTGACGCACATAAATGCGCCCCGCCTGCTGCCACGTCGGCGTGAGCTTGACACTGATTTCGTCCGTCTTGAGCGCAGGCGGCGAACCGTATGGCTCCGTAGTGCGTTGCTTGGCCTCGACGAGGTTGTCAGCGTTCGGGCCGACGAAGATTCCGCTCGAGCGGTACACGCGCAGGAATGCCTCATTGACGTTCTTGGCGCGCCCCTGGCCGAACGCCTCCATCTGGAGCGCCATCGGTAGCGTCTCGAGATCGCTGGCGTAGGGGAGGCCCACATGGACGACCGTGCTTGCACGCTGCAACGCAGCCACCCCGCCCGTCACCGTCACCTGCGGCATCACGGCACCGTCCGCAAGGATGCTGACGGTCTTGCCCTCAAGGTGCGTCAGGCCGCCCACCGTATCACGTGCGAACGACCATACGGCCGTCGCCACGCCACGCAGAGCCACGGGCAGCAC